ATTTGCAACACAAAGTGTAACAAAACAACTAATAGAAGATACAGTAAACTATTTGATAAGCACTGATCGCGTAGATAAAATGTCATCAAGGTTGAAAAATCAACGTGAACAACTTGAACAGTGTATTCAACTTGAAATGTACAGAGTAGGTCATAACAAGTGGGGTTTGTTTAATGGTGTAACACAGTTTACAACACATTACAAATCAGCTCCAAAGCGTACTTTTGGTCAACAAGAATCTATTCTTATTGGTGCGTGTAGCAAAATGAATAATAGAGCTTTTGAGTATATTAAAAATTATTAATATGAAAGTAATTATAAATAAAAATCAACAAAAAATTAATTTTCAAAAACATATTGGGGCTATTGTAACGATAGCCCAAAAAAAAGCTGAAGCGGGATATGATAGATTTTCCTATCCGATACCGTACAATCAGGGTATAAATACAGATTACTTAATTAATGCAGTAGAAAAAGAAACTGAACAATCAGTGTATGGATCTGTAGCAAATGGAATAATTAAATTTAAAATAAGAGATTAAGAAAATGACAATAAAAAACCCAACTAAATATTGGACCAAAAAAGCTGCTGATCATTTAATCGGCAAAAAAATTGTAGCCGTAGAATATCTTCTTGATCCAGAGTTAGAAGAATTTATGTGGCACAAATCACCACTAGCAATAAAGCTAGATGATGGTCACTGGATTTATCCAACTATGGATGATGAAGGTAATGACGGTGGAGCTATGTTTACAACTTACTCAGATCTGCCCTGTATACCAGTAATTTAAATAATTATATTTGTAAATCAAAACAAACTTAATGGATACACAAGAAATTGAACAAATTTTATTGGCTAAAATCATTGTATCAAATAAATTAATTGATGATATGGGTGATTACTTGCATAAAGATTTGTTTGAAGATCCATTTCACAAGTCAGTTTATCATGCAATAAAAACATTACATAAACAAAATAAAACTATTGATATATTATCTCTGTCTACTTACATAGGTGGAGATAATATAACAAGAGATATAGCTGATATTATAGTATATGATTCAGTTTACTATTCCGCACAAACTTGTGTGGCGGTATTAACAGAAAAATATCAAAAAAGTTTATTAGCTCACATTGTTAGTGATGTAAATAATAGCTTAAGTAACCAAGAAGAACTTGAACTTATTATAGATAAATTAAATGTAAATTTAGAAAAACTACAAATTGCAGAACCTACTAAGCTTTCTGACATTAATCAACAAGCGATGAATTTTCTCAGTGATGTAGAACTTAGAATGAACACAGAAGGTTTACTTGGTATATCTTCTGGCTTTGAATCTATAGATAAATTTACAGGTGGTTGGCAAGAAACAGATTTAATTGTTGTAGGTGGGGCGTCATCTATGGGTAAGACTAGCTTTGCTTTAGCTCTTGCTTATAATGCAGCTTTACACTCTTCTACACCAACAGTAATATTTTCTTATGAAATGTCTGCTATACAATTAATACGTAGACTTGCTTCTATGGATTCAGGTATTTCTAACAGATACATTACAAATGGTACAATTAATATGGAAGAACTAAAACGTATACATGGATCTATTTCTAATATACAAAACTTACCATTACATATTGATGAAACAAATGTAACATCATTAAATTATTTATTACGTAGAATAAGAGAATATGTAACTACAAAGAATGTAAAACTTATTATGGTTGATTATTTACAACTTGTAAGTTATAAGTCAAAAGGTTCTACTAGAGAACAAGAAGTTAGTCAAGTGGCAAGATCATTAAAAAATTTAGCCAAAGAACTAAATATAACTATTATAGCATTAAGTCAGCTTAACCGTGGTGTTGGTATGCGTAATAACAGTAAGCCAACGCTTGCAGACTTACGTGAATCAGGCGAAATAGAACAAGCATCTGATGTTGTAATACTTATATATAGACCTGAATATTATGGTATAGAATTTAATGACAATGGCACTTCAGCTAAAAACTCTGCAACTATAATTTTTGCCAAAGGTAGAAACATAGGTGTAGGCGAAGTTACACTAGGATTTAAAAATGAGATAACTAAATTTGTAGACTATGAAACTATTTAAAATAATAGGCAGACATCCAATGCTTTCAATTGCGATTTTAACATTAATAATATTAATGATAACACCAATAATGATTGCTCTATTTATATCAACTTGCGTTGTCTTGCCTATGTATTTAACTGTTCAATTATTTTATAATAAAGATTAAAATGTTATATTTGTCTTGTGAAAGACAAACAAAACAAAATAACTAGGGTAAAAGATATTGTATCTGAAATAGCTCATGATTTAAAACTTGATAAAAAATTAGTAAAAAAAGTATTACTATTTACTTTTCAAGAAATATCATTAACCTTATTATTAAAAGGTAAACCTATAATGATCAGAAGATTTATAAAGTTCGTTATAGCAATGAAAAATATCAAAACAAAAACAAATGGATTTAAATCAACTAAAGAAAGAGTTACCTTATAAGTGGCGTGTACAGTCCACTAGATTTGGTAAATCAACTTGTGTCGCATATATAGACGCAAGAGACTGTCAAGACTTACTAGATGAAGTAGTAGGTCCTGATAAATGGCAAAGTATATTTTATGAAGAAAATGGGTTATTATTTTGTAAAGTAGGTATACTTTGTAATGACAATATTTGGATATGGAAATCAGATACAGGTTCAGAATCTAACGTAGAAAAAGACAAAGGTCATGTCTCAGATGCATTTAAACGTGCATGTGTATCTTGGGGTATAGGTAGATTCTTGTATAGATTACCAATACAAACACTTACTACAAAACAATGGAAAGGTAAAGAATATCCATATGCTCCTGAAAAAGATAAAATTATATTTGATGGAGATACTTTAACAAAATATATAAATTGGAAACTCAAAAATAATTAATAATGGAAACATATATGCCAAAGAATAGTATTAACATATCTGATGAAAATACAGATACTCTCATTCAAGAATTGGAAACTTTAAAAAAAGAAAATGAAAGACTTAGAAAAAACAATGAGACTTATAAATTGAAGTATATAGCGTTAATAGAAAAATTAGGAAACTTAAAAAATATAATAAATGAAAGTATTACCCTTTAATTTAAACACCACAGTAGTAACAAGGGCTAAAGGTGAAAAAGTAGATTACATAGAACCTGGTTCTCATTTATGTAAGATTACAAGTATTACAACTTCTGATGATCTTGATAACTATAATGGATCTCCATTCATAGATTTCAATGTCACATCAAATAATAAAGTTGGTAGATGTAGATTCTGGGCTGTAAAACAAACAGACAAACCTAAAACACAAGAATGGAAAACTAAACAAATAAAAGATTTTCTAATCAATGCTGGTGTTAGAGATTTTTCTGATGATAGTCAAGCAATGAATGATGCTGTAGGTAAATCACTTATGATAGCATTTATATCAGAAGAATATATATCTATAAATAAACAAACAGAAGAACCTGTAATTAGAGAATCTACCAAGTATAGATGGAGTTCTAAAGAAGGTGGTAAATGTACATATAGTCCTGACATGAATAAACAACTAACAGAAGATGAAATGTCTGAGTTTAGTATGAAACATAGTGAATGGACTAAAAACGCCAACACAGATTATGTTGGTTCGGATGTAGAAGACGATTTACCATTTTAAGAGATAACAAATCCCAAGGGTATCAGGTAGAATATATAAATAAATTGTATGGTAACATACATTGATAAACAACCTTTTTATTTATTCTTTAAGACTTAAGTGCGCCAAATTCCCCTTGGGTGCAACTCTTATAAATTTTGTTATATTTGTTTTATGGAAACAATTTTCATTCCTGGAAATGTTCCATCAAGCAAAAATGGCAAAAGATGGACAGGCAAGTATTTAATTCATTCCAAGACAGTTATGAATTATATTAAACACTCCAAAGAAGATTGGGTTAATAACAAATTTAGATTTTTGAAACTACTTGAAGGCAAGGATATACCATATAAGATTAGCTTTAAATTTATTAGAAATAGTAAAAGAAAGTTTGATTATATTAATCCTTGCCAAACTGTCCAAGATCTTATGGTGAAATATGAATATCTTCAAGATGATAATTGCAATTATATTATACCATATTTTGAACCGTATGAAATAAACAAAGATGATGCAGGTGTTATAATAAAAGTAATATGATTATACCAGACATAGAATTTTATAGTGAAAGAAATAAATTTATAGATAATATAATTAAAAATATAGATTCTAGAATTGAACAACTACAAAAAGATTTATCAAAATCTCCTAAATTTAGTAGATCATATTTTATACTAACTGGCACAGTACAAGCCATGATTACAATAAAAGAAGAAATACTACAAAAACAATATAAACTAAACAAATAATGAGAAAGACTAAAGAAAAAATCAAAATAGGTGATAAAAAGTTTAAAGTGGAACAAGAAGTTTCTAATACCTTAAAGTCACTAGCACAGGCCGTGCATTCTCATGAAGTTGCACTTATGACATGGTTGCATAAAGACTATAATGGATCTAAAAGAATGACTAAAGATAAAAAAGACTTTAGAGATTCATTAAAAAAATACTGCATGCAAATACCTGGAGCTACAGATATTCTAAGCAGAATGGAAAAAATAGACAAAGAATTAGAACAAAGTCAAAACAAAAAGGAAGAAGTTAAGGAAGCAAAAGAATAATTCATTAACTTTGTAGTACTTTCCTATCCGTGTCACACATGGTTTTGTTTTGATTCACTAGATACCCTGCTTCTGCGGGGTACCTGGTGTTAAATCAAACAATATGAAAATTATCCAAGATCATAAATTGACTCATGAAAACTATTATAATGATACAGACTATGTATCTAATAGTATGTTAAGTCATTTAACAAACAAATCACCTGAATACTTTCAGTATATGCTTAATCATTCACAACCACCTAGCTCTGCTATGAAGTTTGGATCAGCATTTCATATGTATGTATTACAGCCTGATGAGTTTGAAAAACACTATGTAGTAACTCCAAACATAGACAAAAGAACCAAACAAGGTAAACAAGAGTATACAGAATTTATGTTAAAAAATCAGTTCAAAACTTTAATTTCTGAAAGTGATTTACAAACTATACAGATGATGTCAGATAAATTATCAGAAGATTCACTGTGTAAAGATTTGTTAAAAATTGGCAAGCCTGAACAAATTATAGCATGGAATAATCCTGAATATGATGTAAATTGTAAAGGTATGCTAGATATACACTGTAATATAAATGACATAATTGTAGATTTAAAGACAACACAAGATTGTAATTTAAAACCATTTACAAGATCTATTAAAAAGTATATGTATCACAAGCAAGCTGCATTTTACACTGATGCTGTAAGAGCATTGTCATACTATATAGTAGCTATAGAAAAGAATCCACCATTTAGTTTAAATGTATTTGAAATTAGTGGTGATGTTCTAGATCAAGGCAGACATTTATATAACCAAGAACTATATCTTTACAAAAGATGTTTGGATGAAGGTAATTGGCCTGGTCCATCTATGGCTATTTGGAAAGACGTTCTAGACAGAGAACCTATAGATATAAATAATTTTGAAGATATATTATGAAAAACTCAGTAATTTTTGAAGGGGGCATTGATAAAGTTAGTACTTTAGCAGATGGTAGCTTACGTATTTACGTAGGCACCCCTGAGTTATCAAACGAAACTATGGTAAAGGTGTTTTCACTAATTAAAAAGCCTGGTTATGTTTTGGTATCAACAAGTTCTTTTAATCAAGAACAAATAGATGCAGTTGAAAAAGCAACTGTAAATGCAGAGTTTAGTGAAAAAACTCCTAGTCAAAGACTTAGGGGTGTTTTCTACAAACTATGGGAGCAAACACAGCCAAAGTCTATGAATGGAGACACAGGTGAATTAGAATATGTAGACTTTGATTTGTACTATAAAAGACAAATGAATAAACTTATTGATCACTATAAAACTAAACTAAACTAATGACAGAACATGATGAGCAATACTATGAAAGAAATAGAAATGGCTTTGATTATATCACAGACACAACAGATTCCCGTATTCCCCACTATTACGTAGGCTTATACTATAAATATGAAGCTAGAAAAATTATAGAAGACTACAATCTTTCGTATAACTTAGGGACTGCATGTAGTTATATACTTAGATCAGCTAGGAAACATAGCGATGGAGGTATATCTGATATAAAAAAAGCTATTGCTCATCTTGAATTTGAATTAGATAAAATTAAAAATAAATCATAACTACAAACAGAACTTATTACAATGAAAATACTTAATTTATATGCGTGTTTAGGTGGTAACCGATATAAGTGGAACGAAGTAAAAAACGATATAGAAGTTACTGCAGTTGAGCTTGATCCTGAATGTGCAAGGTTATATCAGGACAGGTTTCCTAATGACAAAGTTATTATTACAGACGCACATCAATACTTATTAGACCACTACAAAGAATATGATTTTATATGGAGCAGTCCACCGTGCCCAACGCATTCTAGATTACAAATTTCAATGAAAACAAAAGTTAAAATGAAATATCCTGATATGAAACTATATCAAGAAATAATATTTTTAGACAGTTTTTTTAATGGTAAATACTGTGTTGAAAATGTAATACCTTTTTATGAACCACTAATACCAGCAAAAAAAAGAGGTAGACATTTATATTGGACAAATTTTTATTTACCTAATGTATTAAGTAGTGTTAAAAACCCTGATTTTACACGAGGAAAAAATCGTATAAAAGGTATGTCTGATTATCATAACTACGATTTTAACAAATATAATGGTAAACAATCTAAATCTAAAATGGCTAATAATCTTGTTTACTTTGAAGACGGTAAAACAATATTTGAAACAGTATGCGGTATAGTAAAAAAAAAGAATGTAAAACAAACTGAATTATTTTGATTTATAAATGAAAACAATAAATATTTGTGTTTAATTACAGGTAAAATTAGACGTAACTTTTCCATTTACCAATAGGACACTCAGAACTAGACAGTTTAGTTTTTAAAAACATAAAACATAAACATTCCTTACACTGTTTTGTAGGTTTAAAAAATCTATCACAGGATTTACATATACTCATTCTATCTTCAGAAATATTTTTTGGAACTATAAATTCTTTCATATACTTACATTATAGTTTAATATACCTTGTAAACCATTTTGTCTATTATATATGAAAGCTTGTGCTTTTTTAATATTACCTATAAAACCTTTTGAATCATGCCAATAATCTGTTGCTGACATTGAAGATAAGTTCCTTACGGTTATGCCGTTAAGTTCTTCTATTGCTTGTAACTTCATAGCTTTATTGGTATGATAGTGTCCTCTATGCACTTCAACATAACTTACATCACTCCATAAATTTTTAAATCGTTGAGATATAATGCCTGGCAAATCAGCTGTCTTTGGTCCATCACCATGATCACTAATTATTAAATTATTACCATAGGGTATAGCCTTCATTAAACAATCTGAATTATCTACTTTTACATTATCATTATTTTCATAGTATAACTCCAAAAGATCACCTAAATGCATTATTGATTCCCTATCATGATTACCTGGTATAACCATTACATGAACATTAGCTATTTCATATAGTCTATTTATAGCTTTGATCATAAGCTTTCTAGCTGTACGGTACATATCAATATGAAAATCAGTATTAAATTGTGGTGTACCTTTTGTAGTGCTTGGTATTGGCCAATCACCATCAGAGTTTAATAAATCTTGTCCTACGATAAATAATATTTTATCTATGTAATACCCTTGCGCTCTATATAAAAGATGCTCTATGGCGGTTAAAAGGCGTTCTTCAGCAATTTCCATGCTGTATTCATCACCTTTTATACCAATCTTACCAATA